AAGAAAGCTAAGCAGTATGAAGGTCAATTTGTGTCTCATTCACTTTTTGGATGTCAATCGAATTCAACGAAGTTTGGACAATCTTTCGGTCAGGAGCTTGATTGAATATGGTGATGATGGTCAGATTAAGCCCTTAGATGAACGGCTTAAGACGTCTCCACTTGACACTATAGACTCCAATAGGGAGGAGTTGTACACTTATGATATTGGCGGGGGTGGCGATTGTTTTCTGCTCGCATTGAATTTCTCTTTGTTTGCAGAAAACCTACTCGGCATGAGATATACTATTGCGACACCTAAGGCTTGGTATCAATATCTGTCAGCTCCGATATTCAGTTATATAACAGATGAACAAATCCCTGTAATCTCTAATAGATTGAGAGTTTCAATAGTTGTTTACATGGTTAGAGGCAATGTTATGAGAGTTCAGAAATTTGGTGATTACCCACAGGCTGTGAGGATTGTTGAATGGAATAAGGAGCATTACACAGCTGTCCCGACACAAGCCAAATCTGTCTTATCTGTTGCACTGAGGCAAAGGTTGGGCATAGGAGGCGATATTTACGATTATCAAGAGAGGATGGCAGTGACCAGAGTGGAATTCAACTCAGTTGCGGTGTCCAAGCCTAAAGAAGAAGATGTTACTATTGAGGACGAGGTTAAGTCGGATGCTAACTCTGCCTCTGATTCCGATGACGAGTCCAGTTCTGGCTCCTCTAGTGGCAGCTCAGCCGAAGAACAGACAAAGCCTTCACCTTTCCCTGAAGAAAATGACCCTAGGTACAGAGAAGAGGTGTCCCTAGATTACTTCATCAAATTCTGTTATTCAATTGCATCTATTACAAAGAGGTCGCAAAGGCTGGTAAATGTGGACTCTAAGCTGTATTATAAGTTGAGACACAATTTGTTTAAAACCTATTGCTTGTCTTCGCTTGGATTGGAATCTAGCAAGGAAAGGCCTTTCTGCGACGTAGTGGGATTGGGATTGAGCTCGAACCGAACCCCTGATTACCTGGAGATATTTGGTGGTGTTTGTTATCTTGTAGAATTCACAGTCTCTAATAGAAAGGATGCTGTTCTGGCAAGTAAGGAGTATTTCACCAAATACTACGAAGAGGTCTCGGCCTCAGTCATGCAAATTAAGGACTATTATATGTTTTTTACACTAGATTCAGATATGGAAGATGTATTCTCAATGATCATAGACATGTCCGAACGCACAGGCCTGCCATTGAAACCCAACTTCAAGGATGAACTTGTGGAAGTGGAGAAGACTATCAAGGCAGTCACTGCGTACTTTAACGATTTCTGTCCTGAGATCTTATCGATGAATGTCGACCAACTGCCTGTCTTGAACATGCCTGGGCCCATTGATGTACCTCCACTATTTAGTGAAGTCAAAAATCTCAAAGGCAAGAAGGCAGTGAGACAAGTAAGAGTCAAGAATTTAATTATGCGGAATCAAAGAAGGCTGCTGTCCAGAGTAAGAGGTAAGCCTTCTTACGGGACGTACCGCATCACAGTCAATTTCGTGACTAGCAACTGTTTTATCGAAGACTCATTCGAGGGTGCAACAAAGGATCAGATGCTTAATGCACTAGATTTAGGCTCAATTCCAGAAGATTATGTGAAAATTATAGGCGACTACTACGTTGAAACTAGTTTATTTGAAGGGATCAAAGACGATCTGCCTGACCCTATCGAAAGATCACAGGACTTTGAAGTGATCACTGATACTTCAAGCTATGAGTCTCAAATCTATAGATCACTCCACAAATATAATATGACCACACTAGCGGATAAAAAGTTAGAAGACCTCCATCTTGAAGCGCAGTCTACATATATGAGTCGATTGGGAGAGATGAACACTCAGCAAACATTAAAATACGAATCATCTCCTTTCATCTTCTACCCTTGCGATTCTTTGGAGAAGGGCCCCTTCGGGTTAGATGTGGACACCAAAAGCTTCTTGATGAACACACTGATGAGAGTGGCACAAGGCAAAAACACCACAGAAACTAAGATCATAGACAGAAGCTTAGACTACGACAAGCTCGATACGCTCAATCGAGAGGTGGCTCAGTTAGGGTTTCCTTTGAAGAAGAAGTACCAAGCGGATTTTAAGCCATTGTCAAGAATGAACAAGAAGAAATTTGAAGAAGAGAAAATCAGAAGAGGGGACTTAGGACCCATGGAGGTTTATCGAGAGAAGCTGCATAGTTACACAGAAGTGGTTAATGAGAAAACAAGACTTGTGTACAAGAATAGAGTTAGAATCAATTGTAAGTTGGACGGCAGATGGGATTCTGAGACAGATCATTTTAGAAAGCCTAAAAATGTGCACAAAGTAGTCACAGGGCTGGACTTGAACAGTGTTTGGGACGACTACAAATCTTTCATGACTGAGTTGTTCACCCCTGACTACCCCGAAACTTTAGACGATATTTTGTCCAGCACAAAGCCTCTGGGGAAGACTCTTGCAGACAACTGTGAGCAAATGAGAGATGTTCTAGACGGCTATGAGGCAGACTTTAAGAGAACTCTATTGGCACACAGTACCCTTTTAACATCCCAAATCTGTTATTCGTTGATGTATTACTCTAACATTAAACTCAACAAGGATGATTTCATGTACGATAACTTGGGTTACAAGGATGTGCTCTTGGTAGTTAAAGGCGGCAAGAAAATTAGGTCCACACGTGTCAGCAGATTCTTCAAATTGCTATTCCCTATCACAGCAACTCAAGCAAAAATTGTAAAATCAAGCACGAATGTGGTTGTAGAGAAGAACGGGAAACTGTATCTTGTGACGCCATGGCGAATGTTGAGGATGGGTTACTTGACTAAGGGATTTGAAATGTACCACAACATGGGTTGTTATTTTATTAGCGCTCTTTCTGAGTATAAGTTAGATAGAGAGGAGGCAACACAGTTCATGACTATCAAAGTCCTGCTCTCATTTTCACAGAAGAGAAAAGTTGAGGTATGGTCTTCTATTCTCAGATACATTTACCTTAATAGTTTAGGCACTCACACTGACCTTCTGTCACTCATACCAGATATGGTTATGAGGGACGGTGATAGTCTAATCTTCCTTCTACAGAGGTTGTTTTGTCAGGCTCTGCCCAGGATTTATCGTAGCGCACAGGACAGCAAACTCTATGACATATTCTGGGCGACTAGTATCGACAATTTTGATCTGGCTGCAGAGAGATTTGAGGAGAGTCTGTTTATGGCTAAATCGCCTTTTAACCCAGTTGCTGAACATCTAAAAAACTTAAAGTCCGTGCTAGAAACCCACCACTACTTTATGGAAAATGTTAAAAGCACAGACCCGATAGAGGTTTTGAAAGCCACCAACATTGACGTCGGTGATGACTATTACGATAGGTTGGAAAAATGTGACTTCAATTTTGACGCAAAAACTTCATTTATCGTAGGAGATTATTGCGGTAAATACATATCTACAACTTTCAGCAAGAATGACCTGACAGAGGAATTCAACAATATCATGAACCAGACTTACACAACCATCGCCACCGGTAAAGGAATGCGAGACACTAGAGGGGAATTCTGGGGCGGGAAAGGGTTCGATGTGGTATACAAGAAGGCGTTCTTAGATGTGTCTAAGGTGCTCTCTGATTTCCCTGAAACACCCAGAGAATTCTCAAAACTTCTCAGCGAAGGGGAGATTTCATTTTTTAAGAAAATCTCCGAGTTAGAGTCCCATGATCTAGTATTTGATATGAAAGATAAAGAGCAGTATAAGGGCTCCAGAGAAATTTATGTGATGTCGGAGGAGACAAAGCTGCTCCAATCCCCGATAGAAAAATTCTTTGGGAAATTGTGTCGTGCAATGCCCAATGAGCTGATTCACAAGCCAAGCACCAGCCGACCCAAATTTATACATAGTAAGATTTTTGAGCACAAATATGAGGATAAAGAAGTGATGTATTGTACTATGGACTGCAGAAAGTGGGCTCCCAGATCAAACCTCTGGAAGTACTACTTTTTTGTCAAAGGTATGGCAAAGTACCTACCTGAGAGCTTTACTGAGTTCTTCATGAGTTTTTGGGCAAGGATGTTCAAGAAGACGATTAGAATCCAAACTAAATTTGTGGATTTACTAAGACTGAATGAAGGCTATAAGCATATGGTTGACAAGTATCTTGTAAAGGGTACCGATGATTATTACACATTAATGATGCCTTATAGTTTCATGATGGGCATTTTCAACTATCTGTCATCTTTAATGCATGCTGCATCACAATTGTATTTCTCGGAGAAGATTGCTGAAAAGATGGGTGCCACCTGCAACTTCATCGCTCATAGTGATGACAGTGGAGGAATCATCGTCTCAGAGAGCTATCAGAAATGTGTAAAAGTTTACTCTATGTATGAGAAATTTCAAAGGTCCTTAAACCATCTAATGTCTAGAAAAAAGTGTTGCCTGTCGGTGCGCAGTTTTGAAATGATCTCAATCATGTACAATGACCAAAGATTCATTCCAATGGTGCATAAATTTATAACAAACGTGTCCTTTGAGCCAAGTGGTTCTGGATGGTACTCCGACATTTCAAATGTTGTAAGTAAAGTTGTTGACTTGTACAACAACGGCGGTAGCTTGCTGCAATGTTATCTGATGATGCTGACGCTTTCTGAATTGTATAGAAAAGCTTATCATCTCCCTAGAAATGAGCTTTTGTCACATGTCCCCTTATCTTTAGGAGGCATTGTCAATATGCACCCTATTCATTTAATCATGGTAGGAAGCTCGTCACATGAGTGTTTACTGGATCTGGTTCAGACAAGCGATGAAAGATCTAAAAGAATCTCATTTTACATTTCACTCTGCGGCGACTACTCGATAGGTATAGGTTCAAAATTAACATACAGAATGCCTTATTACAAGAGACATGAAGATACGGTGGACTTGAATTCTGCCGATAGGGTAAGATTGGAAGCGGTTTCATCGTTGCCCCAGCGAACAACAGTCTTGGACTACTTGAAACACATCAATAGGTTATTTCAACCCAAATATGTCTACAGCTTAACAGGAGTTGACACAAAACAGCTGGTGCTATCTACACTTTTTTATAGTACTGAAGTTATCGGAATGACAGGTGTCTCATTTAAATTGAGAGATGTATTATCTTTATATCAGGCGTCTTTTATGAGTGATGCCGTCGCATACCATCATCATGACTATCCCAGATCAGGTTACCACAGCTACTTCAAGCAGGTTGAGAATATGAAGTATGACTTTAATAAAATTGACATCCAGTCTACAAAATCCTGTAAGCCTGTCAGATATTCTACTATTGAGAATTTTGGGCTGAGACTATCCCAAGAAAACTTGATGATCTTATCAGCTATAGAGAAATGGAGCGGAGTCAGAGATGTCTTGCAACATCCAGAAAAATACGATGCCATGAAGGAGTTCTGTTTAAGAGCATTGCCAGGCAGGCTGGAAGACAAGGTGAGCTATCTAAAGAATTTTGATCCTTCAGAAAAGGAAGAGAGGGTAAGGTCCGGATATCTATTTATCCCCAGCAATGTCAGAATTGACAATGTCTCCCGGTTTTTTGCCTATAGTATGATCTACACCACCCGCCGATATCTTATCTCTCGACAGAAGCCTCAGTTGTTTACCCCATCTGACTTGAACAACTTCAGTGATGACAACTCAGACTTGCAGCATTTATCCATTTGCTATAAGGTCATGCAGAGAAAAGACTGCACAGAACCTCAGTTGGATAAATTGCTGAAGTCATTGGCAACCTGTCCTACATGCAAAAACAAGGAGGAGTCTATCTTGGACTTCAAAATTTTGCTAGAAATGACTAATGCGAATGAGTTTGAAGATTTTTATTCTGCGTTACCGTACATCGATTATGTTACTACACAAAGTAGAGGTAGCAATGTGTGGTTTTCGACTTGCGACTTTGATTTAGTGACCAAATTTGGGTCTGTTGAATCTAGGTTTAGGGAAGGAACGATACACACAACTTGGCATGTGGCAGATGCCAATAACTTACCCAGACTTTGGCAATATTATACTCAGGCCTGTAAGTCTAGAGGGTTGTCATACAATTCATTCACTTATAGTGACACAGGCTTTAAATTTCCCAAACTGGCTTTCAACAGTTTTGAATCCCCTTATGTGCCGGCATTGTACACGAAGGCTATGGTGTTGCCTGACAGCATTGTAGTTGTAGGGCACATTGATCTGAAAAAAATTCATCGGAGAGGTAAAGGGTTCTATCACATGTCTAGACCAGTGGATCTCTGCATATATGCTGTTTACGATGTCAATCAGTTGTTCTTTGACAGCCACTCTTTGAGTCACATTAGATCACTCTTGTATGATTTGGAGTTTGATATCCCCAGAGAAGAGATCCTCAAAAATTTTACCTCAAGTAAGCTCTATAATCTGATCTTAAACGATGAGAGACATACCAGCACTCAAAAGGATAAATATGAACGCAATGGGTTCCTCGGTCAACCTGGATCATTGACAAGGGCCCTGGTTTTATCTGATGAAAAGGGACAGACACGCTATCGAAGCAGCTACAAGCCACAGTATTTCACTAAAGGTGTCATTGAATTTGACACAGTAGAAGGGGTCCCTGTTGTAGACATGTTTGACAAGCTTTCCATGGCACGATTGACGACGTCTGAACGAAGCTCCTTCGGGAAGGCCATGGAGGGATTGACTCTGAGCAGCACAGATAAACAGAACCTAGTCAGGGTTAAGAATAAGATGGGATTAGAGAGCCTGGGGTCTTCTATTACGATTTACAAACATGTTATGAGAGGTATGATGGCAAGCAGCACCCACCTACTACCTGTTGAAACAACTCTAGACATTTTGAAGTTAATGTTGGATGTCATACACTCTTGCATGGCAGAGTTCCCAAGAGAGCAGACAACAAATCAATACTGGGGCAAGCCCAAGAGCTTTTGGTCTAGCCTAAAGTCCATTTTGACTAATGGTTTAGACTTAGGGATGGTACCAGAATTACTCTCACAAGGGCTGTTGAGAGCCAAACAAGACAACCAAGATAGATTTTGGCAGACGATTAGAGAGGACCCACTAATGTCCTGTCTCTTAATCAATAACAGGTACTATGGGAATATGGTACTCTTCATTAGAGGGATGTTAGCAAAGAAGGGTGTAGGCGATAGATTTGGGAGTCTGTTATTTGACGGTGAAACTCCTAAATACAGACATTTGGCATTGTCAAAGAACTATTATCGACCTATCGAAGGGGACCTCGACAGCGTTGTGGATATCCATCTAAAGGAGGGTGAGGCATATGTGTTGAATGAAGATTCATTGGACATGCTCACATCAGGGGAGACCATTCAAGAGTACTTTGATGAATTTTCAGATGGAGAGGATGCGTTGGAAGAGAGAGAGTGGGAGGGAGATAGGTTGAGATATACAGTTTTTTGCAATGATGATTTGAAAAGAGCGATGCAGGAGACGGCATTGAAAGACTTCGCTTCAATCACCATTTTATCGCCTACTAAATACGTTTGCTTCCCATGGTTAGGCAAAGGTGATTACAATCAAAAAAATGTCAGAGGCATGGACTTCTTTGTCAGTTCCTTCCCAGGGGAAATGGATTTCGCTACTCCACCGGAAAAAGTGGTCCAGAAAGTTGAAACCCGGGAATTCAGAGAGTTGGCCAAATCTATCACATTAGAGGACCCTAAGGTGAAAGGCAAGTACATCCCTAAGACCATCAAAGATAGAGCGGAGGCAAAGAGGGTGATGAAAGACATGGGTATTTTCATCCCTGAGGTTTACAATGCCCTCTATCCTGACTCAAGGAGTAACAACGACTGGATTTCGGAGATGCTAAGAGAGTTTGACAAAATGGGAGGATTAGATGGGCAATTGGAATCAATAAGGAAAAGAGAGAGTTTCCGATACCACCTTCCAGGGTTTCAAGGAGTTGTAGATGACAGTAGACTTAAGGCAGAAGTGGAGTCATTATTCGGGCCAAATGGACATTACCTCTTCACCGGCAGTATTAAGCTTACAGAATCAAGCTATAAGCAATTCATGAGATCGGTGAAGAGAATTTATGGACACACGAGTTCAGAGGGGAGGGCTAAACTCATGTTTATCATAAGCACAATGCTGGACACAGTGCCCTCTTCCAGCAGTGACTCATGGTATACTGACACAATCGCTGAAATCATTGAAGATTTGGAATCTGCCCTGGACGTGGAAGAAGAAATCGTAATGATGCCTGTCCCTCCAAGTAGCATGGACTTACTCTCTTACAGAGAGAAAGACCCATTTGAGTGAGAGGATGGAGATCCAAATATTTGTCTTTGATTGCTTTCTTTTTCAC